CCGTCTTTGTAAATAAAACGGTTGAGGAGTTTGATTTTCTAAAGAGCTTGGCAGTGTCTTTAAATGACACAATAGGATCGCCACCGACTTGTGGCATGAGCGTGAAGTTTGCGTCAGCGCCGCCGGAAAGTTCTGCCAACTCACCACCACTAAGATTGTACTTGTCCACCCACGCACTATTAGCCGCATTACGCTGCTTCAAAAGTCCCGATGTAGTATCAGCCCACCACATGTAAGCAAAGGTGGTTGCCGGTTCGGTCGCCCCGCTGTTGTTTGATACGATTGCATCAAGTGTAGTGTTCAAGTCAGCGAGGAATGATAGCCCCGTCTGATCGACAATATCGTAGTCTGTTTGCGCCATTTTAGTTGCTCCAGCCGGTTGTTATATCGTAGTCAGCAAGGGTCTGTCCGGATGCGCCTAGTTTGGTTTTGTTCATGGCCATGTTACCTCTGTTATATCGATTAGTGTGCCTGCGGTGATCTCAGCAGCATACTCGCCCTCGGCTGCTATTAGCTGAACACGGCGGGCTCCTATGGCTCGGTAAGCATCTACAACATCGGCAACCGGGTGATCAACGTGGAAACCATTGTCTGAATCTTTGAAACTCGGGAACTCTGTTAAGCCTGCATCTTCCATGAACGATATGGCTTCCTGTAGAGCTTGCCGGTTGCCGGGTTCGCCGCCGTAGCGGATGCTGTTAATCGTCACGCCTTGGCGTTCTTCGGCTTTGCGGGCGGCTGATAGTTGGCTTAGCAGTTGCGCGGTCGTCGGTATGCTTGCCAGCGCCGCTGCATCATCCAGCTCTAAGCGAGCCGCAGCGTGAGCGTCGATGTCTGTTTGGTAGCGGGCGTAAAAAGTGGCCGCGTCAATCATCTCGTTGGGTCGCTTATCCTTGTATTCCACCTCTGCGTTTTCGCCGTCAAACTGCACAGCCCATTCGCCCGAAGTAGCTGATACCGGAATGGTTAGCTGGTCGCCATTTACGGTTATTGAGTTATCTTCTGTAATCATCGTGACAATCATGGTCATTCCTTATGGGTAGGTGCCAGCAACGCCGGTGAAGTATAGGGGCACGAGGTACGTAAACTGAGGCTCATTAGTATGGCTAGAGCCGGAAAATGAGCCACTACTAGAAGCGCTTGAGCCGTGATCGTGTGAATTGGAGGATCCGGTATTGTCAGTATTTTGTGCTTGTGGAGCTGGTCTACCCCCGTTATTACCAGTAAGGTTATCGCCAAACGGAACAGATGATCCTCTATGATCATGACTCGGCATCTCCGCAGTAGACAGAGTGTGATTAAGCACGTTCACCGACGTGCTAACACTAACCCCGCCAGCAGGCGTTATATTTTTAGCGCCACCCGTCCCTGAACTTTGCGCAAACGTGCCCATTTTTGGGAACGAATCTATCAGGTCCGGCGTACCATCCGTTCCGTCTGCAATGCGCCAGCCTTGGCCGTATTTCTTATTGAGCGAGGTAGAGTTTCCGGCGAACAGTATTACCTCACCTACCTCGTGGCTAAGCGATGCAGTCAGTGCGTCAACTTCTGTTTGGCCAGCCTTCAGATCCAGCGCCGTCTGCCCCGCCGTGCTTACCGGCTTGTTCGCGTCCGATGTGTTATCAACGTTGACGTATGAGTTAAAGATTTTCAGCTTACTGATCCACGCTGTGTTCCCGGGGTTCCGCTGCTTGAGAATGTTTGCGTTCGTATCCATCCACCACATATAGGCGAAAATGGTTGTCGGCTCAGTAGCACCGCTGTTATTCGAGACGATTGCCTCTAGCGTATCATTCAAATCTGATCGAAATGAAACGCCCGGCTGGTTTGCAATATCGTAGTCTACTTGCATATCAGTATGCTCTCACTATGTAGTCGAATGTCCTGCTGATTGCAGTCCCAGCCGAGTCTTTAAATATTATATCAAACCCTAGAAGCGTTTTGTTTGATACTGAGAAAAAGTCACCCGTTGCCATGTCTTGACCTGTGATACCTATGGCAGGATTACCTATAAATGGCGTTGCATAAACGATACTCTTTACCCCTGCCCCGCTTGTAATATCATCGCCTGATTCGATCCTGTCGGCCATGTCAATCGTGACTGACAAGCCAAGAATTGCGATATTGTGATTAATGCTTTCAGTCGATAGCTCAGCCTTAAACTCAAACGCTCGGGCGGTGTAGTCACCGGTGGTGAATGGCGCCCAACTGCCAAAGGTAGCCCCGTCATCCGACTGTCGAATGAAAAGCGTTGCATCCACGTCATCGATCAGTGTGCCGTCTACGCTTAGCCAGCCGTCGACTAAGCCGCGTTCGTCAATCGTGTCTAACGGCTCAAAACCGAACGCATCTATCACAGCGGTTACTCTCGATGTCTGTACAGATGCTAGGTCGAGACTTCCATCAAACGCATATTCGCCGAACGAAGTAATACCGCCGAGAAATGCAATTCGTGGCCATGTACTCATAAGATCGGTTTGTTCGCCGATTGTTTCAGCGCTATCAAGCTGCAATCTATTATCAGAAACCGCAGTGCCATTCTTGACGCCTTGGAACGATGGATCTTCGACGAGATTAGCCACAGCATTAAGGCTGATAATAGTCGGCGCATTGGTGCTGATTATTGTAGCGTCGGTGCTTCTGTTGCCGCTAGAATCTAGCCATTTCGCAAGGTACGAACCGGGCATTAGTGGCAATGATGCTGTCGTGCTGGTGCCTGATATTGTGCCGCCGATGTCAATAGCACTCGACCAGTCGGGATCTAGCTGGTTAGGCGTAAAGCGGATTAGGATCTTGCCGCCGACGATGACATCCAGGTCTGTCGATTTATTCCATGTTAAAAACGCGCTTCCTGCTATAGCTTGTAGCTGGAAATTATCAACGGGAACGGGCGGCGCTGTTAAACCGTTTATCGTTTTAGTAATTGATGAAGTCGGGCCACGCAAGCCGATACCGCTGATCGCAGTTATTCGGATCTCATTAATGCCAGCAACGACCGGCTCGACATCAATCGCAGGCGTGGAGGTATTCAGCTTTATCCAGTTGCCATTGACGGGCCGGTGTTCTAGCTCATAGCGCGCACCTGCCTGGCCTTTCCAGCTCACCGACATTCTAACGCCGACAAGTGTGCCGGTAATCAAGTAGAGTGATTCGGTCACAACGATGTCAGACGATGCATCTGGAATGATTCTAATATTGGATATTTGTATCGGATCTAGTTTGATGTCACTTTCGATTGCAGCGTATTTGTCAGCGCGATATTCAAGTCCGGTGATCGATGCGTTTACACCGTCTTCACTGATTGAAATAACACGCCATTTTTCAGGGTTCGCGCTGGTTGAACCTAGTACCCAGATTGATTGTAATTCAGGCGTGCCACTAAATGCAGGTGAAACTGTGAGTATTTTCGATCCATCAGCGCCGATGGTCGATATCAACGGCCATCCACTGACGAGATCGACTCTATCGCCAATGCTCTCAGCATCACTACTAATTACGGTTGATTGTTCAACTGTACCATCTGGCATGACCGCCCACAATGTATAGACTAATAACCCATCAATAGTGACGGCGCTATCCAGCGTAAATGTCGATGTAGTAGCAGCCTGTAATCGACCGCCTAACCTATCGCCAGACCGTACAGGATCAGAAGTCTGGAATACTTCACCAGGTGAAATAGACAGCCCATCCAAGCCAGTGCTAAACGTAACAGTGTCAGTCTCCATTCGTTCAGTAAACAATATCGCTTTTCCGAACCTATGTGCTTGCCCGCGTGAAGTACAGCCGAACGCTACAACATCTTTTTTGATAAAGCCGAATCGTTCAATGCCTACCGCGTCTTCAATGTATTCTACTGCTTTGCGGTACAGGTCAGACGGGTCGTTCCAGGTAATACCGATAACCGTTGAGCGCGTTCTAGCACTGGAGCCTGAGTAGCTAAACGAGCCGCCTATGACGTTTGCGGGCGTAAATAGCGCGATGGGATCTTTTGGCGAGTCCTGAGTTAATGAGACAGCACCGGCGGCCCAATACGACATGGCGGCAAATGCAGAGGCCAATGCTTGCAATACTTTAATAGCTTCTTCGCGCGTCTGGATGTAAGCGTTCACTGTAAACCGAGGCTCTGTGCCGCCTTGGCCGTCATCGACCAGCTCATCACAATACTGACTTATTTCAAACAATCCCCACTTATCAATCAGGGCGGCAGATACATAATCGCCGAGGCCATATCTGGAGTTAAGCACCAGATCATAAAACACCCAAGCCGGATTGTTTGAGTAGGCCGTGATAAAAGTGCCATCCCAGACGCCAGTATAAATTCGAGTCAGCGCGTCATAGTTTGATGGTACTTGTAAAATTATCCCCTCGATTTCATAACCGCGAGTTGGTATTTTATTAAATAGCTCACTATCAACTGACATTGCCATTAATGCGCTGTTCGGGTACCTGAATTTCTCGTCTTGTATTTCAGTAAAGCTGTCCCAGAATGTTTGGTTTTGCAGCGACTGGCTTGTGCTGTCTGCTGTTATCCGTCGAACGCGGATATCCCATGGCCCTGGACTTGCCAACGGTATAATATAAGCCCTTTGATATCGGCTCGAAGTCTTGCCGGTTATGCTGTCAAAGTTAGACCATGACGTGCCTGATCCTGACGGGATTAACGTGCCTGTTCCGCTTGTTTTGACGACTCTAAATTCGTATGCGTCATCCACTGGGGCGTTGAACGATGTTGTTTTTGATCCAACTCCACCAGACCCGCTTAATGATCCATTTGACAATACCAGCCACGTCGCATCCCCAACAGCGCGGTAATCGATACGCCATTGGATCGACTGGAATGCGGACCCTACACCCGTCCACGCTATAGATATCTGTGCGCCGATTATTTCAGTCGTCAAACTCGATAGAACATCATTGTCATCCAGTCCGAGCGGTATTGTTATTTCCTGGGGCTTCTGAGTTACAAACCCGCCGCTGTTATTCTGGACATCAATGGCTACATCAACTGTCGTGCCGCTTATATCGCCGTTAGTCGTGTTTTGTGATGTCAAACGCGGAACGGATAGCGTGACTCGAACAGAATCGACATCACTATCAGTTATTGATCTAACAATACTGGTCGATGCAGTGACCTCAACACCCACTGCAACTTCAGACTCGACACCTGGGAAACCGCTGATATGAGTCTGACCCTGAGTGCCGTTCCTCGAATCAAACGCAACACCATCGATATTAAACGAGTCATCCGCATTTTGCAGCGGTACGTTGTCAAGGTATATTGACCTAAGCCCGTCTACTAGCCCGTTAATTTCGCCCTCTGAAACTAAATCAACAACGCGCGCGAGTTGTTTTGACCGTAAGCTATCAGGCGCTTCAACTGCAACGCGCGAACTTCCGCCGCCGCCTTTGCCTCCGCCACTGCCTTTGATTAATTTCATATTTGCGCAACTTTGAGTCCGGCGCTAATCACCTGGCTGCCTACTATCATTCGACCATAACAAAGTGGCACTGGGTTCCCCTGTCTCGTTGTATTGACTGCGCCATTGAAAATAAAAGACGGCTTATTTTCTGGCCGCTCTTGCGAGTCTCCGGCGCCAGATTGAGGCGAGAATAACAACTGTGATACGCCACCGATGACTAGTGAAACGCCGATTGCAGAGAATGTTCCCGCAGTAATACCGGCGAATCCAGCGGTACCGGCGGTAGCTCCAGCAACACCGGCGGCTGAACCGGTAGCCCCAAACCCAGCCGCTAAACCGCCTGAAAAATAGATCAAAGCAGCACCGGCTATGATTTTTAAAGGGCCACTACTCGCACCAGCTATAACAGGCACGATGCGGATCGTTTCTCTATCTGATACCGGGTTGACCGTCTCGCTAATATCTAAGTCGGTTTTCCCGCCGATCAGGATTTTATAAGAGCCGCCATCAATCAGCGCCTGTTTAAAGCCCTTTAGCGTCACGCTAAGAGCTTTGACAGCTTCGGCGGGTGTCGATACATCGTACTGATGGACACGGCCAAACTGCTGTCCTAGAAAACCGTATAACAGCAAAGTCTTCATGCTCCATATCTCACTATATGAGTAGTCGCTTTCATGTGAGACCCGCCATAAATATCAATCGATGATAGCCGGTTCGTCTGGTGATGGCCAATTCTGTTATTACCGAGGTACACAGCGCCATGATTCGGAACTTTGCTGCCGACTTGCATTAAGATCACATCTCCAGCCTGCAATTCACTGACAGTATGAAACCCTGCAGACTTAAAGTTATCGAGGTACAGGTTTTCGCCATTCAACCACCAGTTGTCTTGGCGGTCATAATCAGGTATCTCAATGTCCAATTCTTGCTTGTAATAGTCGCGGATAAAGGAATAGCAATCTACAGATCGGTGCTGAAACGTCCGGCCATACAACGGCATTATATAACCACTCGGCTTGAACTCGTGAATGTTGCCAGTTGGGTATGAAATTATTAGCCACTTCAAACCCGACTGCTCGCAACCAACAAGATCAGCAGGGCTGGGCAATGGAGACAAATTAGGGTGGCTA